ATACCTGATAAACTTACTGCTAAAGATTTTGCGGCTAAATCATTCACCTCATCCAAACCGGCAATATTTAATAGCTGTCCAGTGCCAACAAAGGTTTGATCTGCACCTTGAACTTCAATTACCCTGTTACCAACCCCCGTCCAAAGACGCATAGGAGCTACTTCAAATGGGTTGCCATTAATGTCTGTTACAGTTTGTGTATCAAACATAAACTCGCAAGCATAAAATGGCTCAATCTCTGAACCTGTCAGAGCAGTCAATAGTGCGGATGGAATATCTCTGCTCATAAAGCCTCACTACAAGTAAAAGTAATGCCATAGTTACTTAGTTGGTCAGCTGTCCATCGCATATCATTGTTGTCCATTCTGAAAACACCTTGTGGAGAAACAAAAACAACCGCAGTAGATGTTGTAATTGCAGTCTTTAGAGGCGGCTGAATTGTTACAATTCCGTTTCCTGTGTTATCATCAACAACCATATGCAATCTTGAATTTGCGCCTGTAGAAAACTGCAAATAACTTCCTTGGCTTATTTTTTTACCTGAACCAAGTGTAAGGTTTACAGATGTATCCCCAATCGCGGCATCGGCGGCTACACTTATAGCGCTCGGAGGAATGCCACCTGTAATTGATTTTCCGTCAGGGTCTCCCAGAAGAAAGGTATTTGCCCTACCTTCACACTGCATAAAAAAAGCTTGCCATTGACGCGCCTGATCTCGCTTCATAGGCGGTAAAGTAAGCGTAGCTGACCATTTGGCCTTTGCGTACTTATGAACCTGTGTTGCTCCTGTAAATGGGCTTTCAGACAATGCTACAGAGCGAGTTATTCCCCAATCAGAAGTTACAAAGGCTGGACTTGTCGGCATAGTTATAAGTGTCATTTATTTACCCCATTGCGGCTCCAAAAGCACCGCCACGCCTTTTTGCATCGGCAATACTCATCATGGTTTCATGTTTAATTCGCGGCAATAGGGTGTTCATTTCATCCCGTACAGTTTGTGAAACTCCTGCGCTTACATTAATTACTTGATTTATAATTGTACCCTTGCCTCCGCCCATACTACTTGTATCGCTATTGTTCTTAATAGTTCCCGCACCAGAAGGGACAAACAATTCTGGACCACGTTCCCCTACTAGATAAGGCTGTCCACCGCTTACACTGCCGCCACTAGCACGTCCTGGAATTGGAATAGTAGGAAGGGCAGAACCTCCTGTAAGACCGAATATGCTATTTAAGATAGCGTTCACAAACATAAGCTCAATTGCCTTGGTAAGCATTGTCTTGACGAACCCTTTAAACACATCCGATAGTGCGCCAAGTATGCTTTTACCTTCAACAAGAGCATCAGCTAATGGGGCTGATATTGATGTACTAATTTCTTGAAACTTTGCTTTTGTTTCGCGTTCTATTTCTGCAATAGTGTCTTTTATCAGTTTTGCTTCTGCAATAGATTTTTCTAATCTCGCCGTATCACTTTCAGCATTAGCATTTTTTTCATCTTCTAAGAATTGCAGTTGATCACGATATAGCTGTGTTGAAGCTACAGCTTGCAACAATTGCGTAACGTCCGGTACTAAATCTAATGGAGTTGAGTGAAACCCAAAACCAAAATTCATATCATCAAAGAGTTTTGCCTGTTCTAATGCCGCTATTTCTTCTTTAGAGAAGCCAGCGAGTTCTGCCCTAGCTTTTTTAGCCGCTAATGCTTGTGCATCTAACGCCGCTGTTAATTCAGTACTCGCTCCCGCTACGTTTTCTGCCTCTTCGGAGCTTCCAGCCATTCTTTTTTCTAGTTCTTCCATAGAAACCGAAAGGTTGTTAGCCGCTTCCTTAATGTGAGCAAACTTTTTAGGCATTGCATTGGCGGCGAATTGAAGCATTTTCGCCATGCCTCTTCCTAGCATCAGAACACCTTCTGTAACCAATTTTATCGGAGCTACTAGTGCTTCTATGGCTACACCAAGAGCAAAACCAAGTACGTGTGCTAATGGCTTAACAATAACAAATAAATCAGAAAAGATTTCTGAAGCATAAGTTAAAGCTCCCGTAAGGCCTACTCCGCCTATACCTTCGCCAAGGGCTACCAGTATATCAGTCGCCGCTATCTTCATATTACTAAAGGCTGTTGAAAGATTATTTGCGGAACGCGCCATACCGCCGCCAAATTCTTTATTTAAGCCTCTCTGCAGGGCATCCATAATTGCTGTAGCGCCTTCAGCAGATTGACCCAATTCAGATATTTCACCGCGAGTTACACCAAGCTCATCTTGCAAAATTTGGTAGACAGGAATACCAGCTGATACAAGCTGTTCAAGCTCTTCAAGACCCAAACCGCCGCCAACCGCCCTTGTAGCGATACGAATCATTGTCTCAAATGCCTGAACTTTATTTGTAGTTGCAGAAGCCGCATCACCGAATGTATTCAGCAATTCCACTGTCGGCTGTATTCCCGCACCCTTTAACTGAATAAAGGCTTTGGATAAGGTCTGAATATCAAAGGGTGTAGTTTGCGCGAACCTCTTTATGAAGTCCATAGCGGCTTGCCCCTCTTCCATTCCGCCGAACACAGTATCAAGTGTTTGCTGAAGGTCTTGGAACGTAGCGGCTGTTTTACCAATTGCGGCAACAGCAAGGCCAAGCGTGCCTACAACAGCACCCCCAATGATACCTTTAAGCCCACCCATTTTCTTACCAAGAGCAGTGACACTTGCGCCTATGCCCCTAAAAGACTTCTTCATTTTGTTAGAAGTTTGTTGGACGCTTCTTTGACTGCTCCTCAACGCCCGTTTAAGGGGTCTAAGATCAGCATCAATCCTGACGTTGAGAGTATCAACAGTATTTGTACTTGCCATTAGTCAGGATACCTTTCCATCATATCTTCCAATTCGCCTCGGTGGAGCGGCTTTGGGTTTCCCCCAGAATGAAATTCGTTAAACCCTTCGATTGCTTGGGTTAATTCATACAAGCTCAAGTCCCAAAACCCGCTTGTTGTCATTCCCATTTTACCTAAGCACAATTGCATCCAATTATCCCAAGGCAAAACATCTAAGGCTACGCCACCGCTTCTTCGTTTCCCTCTTCATTTTCCTCAGTAACAAGGCAACTTGTTAGAATAACTCCAACAGCTTGTATTGCCTCTGTAATTCCAGCTTCCCAAATTAAATTCTTCATAGCTTTATCTTTTATTTCGTTTCCGCCACCTTTAATCGCCGTTTGCAATATAAAGATAATGTGTTGTGTTTGGAACTCGGCTTCTGAAAGGTCTTGAGCAATTTTCAAAAAACTCTTTTGGCAAGACTGCTCAATTCTCATGATGCTGTCTAAGTTGAGCTTTGTGTTGTAATCAGTCCCCGCTAGATTTATCAGGCATTCGCCTCTTTTTGGATTTGTCATTTTTTACAACCTCTATTGTATTAACTAATATTGTTTCATCACGCCCTGCTATATTGTCTATTGACGTGACCTTGTGTTCTTTCCCACCAGCCTGAAAGCTGTCGCCAACTTTAAGACCGGAGGAGAAAGGGATGCTAAATAAATCGCCGTTACAATGACTAGGAAATTCATCATCTGCAACGCTTACAGTAATATTATTCCAAGCCATCAGATACTCCTTATTAAGCGTTTGTGAAGGTGAACGCGCCAGTACTCTCTAAAGATACAGAATATGTTGCCTCACCATTGTATTCACCAGTATATTCTAGTGATGAAACCATGAATTTTCCTTTGTATGTACCGAAATCAGGTATAACAACTTCAAAATTCGCAAAGTTTGCACCGCCAAAAGCATTTTTAAGCGTTGTTTCTGAAGCCGCGTCTGTAAATACACCAGAGCCAGAGATAGAACACGTTTGCACTCCACCATTTGCCAAGAGCTCACGAACTCCTAAACTGTCTTTGGTTGTTACATCAACCGATTCATCATTTAATGTGATACCAGTAGAGCGCAATCCGCCCACTGTTGTATATGTATCTGCACTTGCGGCGGCAGTAGCGTCTGCGCCAATTTTTAATAGTAGGGCTGAACCTTTTTGAGCCGCCATGATTTTTACTCCTTAGTTATCAAACACTACAGCGCGAAATCTCATTACTCCATGCCGTGTTATTCCGTCTTGTTCCGCCAATGTTGTATTAAACTCCTGTCTAATATTCACTAGCGATGCACCTGTAACACTTATAGCAGTATTATGCAGGTTTTCATAGACGCTTTGCATGATCTCTTTGATCTCGCGTCTACCCCTGTATTGTGACCAAGCATGAATAGTTAAAGTATGCTCAACCCCATCAAGATTTTTAGTTCCATTATTTACGGCTGTTTCTTCGCCAAGAACTACATATGGATATAAAGTTCCCTCAGGAACATCATCGAAAACAGGAACATTTGCCCCGTCCATACCTGTTGTATTTCCATTAAGTGTGGAAAATATTGATTTTTGCAGTTCCCAAGAATGTAATGCCATTAAAGATTAGCCTTCAATCTATTGAAAAGTTTGTTTATTTTCTTTTTGTTTCCCTCAAGGGCGGGTTGAAGGAATGGACGTGCTTTCATTTTGCTTGTTCCAAATTCTAGGTGTTCAGAATAATCAGCGCGGCTTTCAACCGAACAACCCATCTTGTCAGCATCTATTTTTAAAAAAACATTACTAGCCAAAAACCCTGTGTCTGTATTTGGTGGAGAATTAGGTGGAGAAGCAACGTGTGTAGTTCCGCCTCTTCTGTATACTTTACCACCACCAGAATTTTGTTGAATTGATTTTACCGCTTCATTGCGAACCATTTGACCGCCAATCGCAATAATTTGTTCAATTTGAGTTTTGTACTGCTTGAGCGCTTTATCTGTTTTGTTTTTTCTTACAACTTTGGTTTTAATTGAACTCATGTAGCGACCCCCTCAATGCACATAACTTCAAGATACCTGTCTCGGCTTCCTACATTCACCACTCTTTGAATGTTGAAAGCTCGCGTTGAAGCTACACCATTGTTTTTATAACTATAAAGAATGCGGTTTTTAAAAGTGAAATCAGTGCGAAATCTTAACGTAATGATATGGGTGATTGGCTCTTGAAGTTGTTCACCGAATAGCCTTTCACCACCAGATTTTGCAACAATAGAGCCATAAACAGTTGCAAAAGTCTTATATGACGTAAGCTCATCAGAACCACCTCCATCTGCAGTTACAGTTTTGTTCTGTAGTTGCAATCTGTGACGCATTCTACCTACTGACATTATGAAATCCCAGACATAATAACTGAATTATAAGGCGTAGAACCAAACCTTAACATTCTATACGGGTTAAGTAGTGCCGCCAAAGAAGACGGCGGTTGCGGCAGAACAGTTCCTTCAAAGTCGCCACGATGTTCATAAAGAAACGTAACATATTGTAAAATTGCAAGTCTAATTGCTTCAGGAACACTAGTTGCAGTTGTCCCATACCCCGCAGTAAAGTTTATCTCAAGGCCATTAAAGGCTCTCATGTCAGTTGGATATGTACCGCCATCCCTTAAAACAATCCTA